CGATGTTATGCAGCAAGCCAAGAGAATCAATATCCGAATGTATATAAAGCTAGAAAATATAATCACGATTTAATTTTAAAATCATTAAAGAATGATAATGGAATTAAATCTAATACTATTAAATTAGTTAATGAATCGATTCAAAAGCATATAACTAGAAATATAGATAAGGTTAGAATTCATAGCTCAGGAGACTTTTTTAATGGGGAATATTTAAGAGTATGGCTTGCAGTAGCTAGACTTAATAAACATCTTAAATTTTATTGTTATTCTAAAAGTTTGCATTTATTCGGGACTAATGTTTCAATACCTGATAACTTTTTTTTAACTGCTTCAATGGGTTCAAAAATGGATATATTAATACATAAAGGATATTTTAAAAGATATGCAATTGTGGTTAATAGCGAAGCCGAAGCAATTAAAAAAGGAATTGAACATATAGGCAAGCCGTACAAAATAGATAAGGATGACTCAAGTTGTTTTAAGCCTGATCCTTTTGCATTATTGATACATGGAACACAAAAAAAGGGATATTTCAAAAATTTAAAATAATTATTTAATTTTTAAAAAGTAAAAAATCAAAAATTGAAATAAAAAATCAAAATCCTGGATTTTTTGTTTTTGGCTTGAATGGGTTGAATGAAGTAATTCTTGAATGTCCTGAATGGGCAAGTCTGAATGTTGATGAATGAAATGTTTTACCCTCGACATGAATGTATGTACATAAACTATATTTATGATATCATACTAATATTAATCTCACATAAACAAAAAATTATGAATGAAAGTGAAAGAGTCTGGATGACTCAAAACCAACTAAAAAGATCTTTAAGTATTCTTGTATGGGCAGAAGATTTTGCCAAGTTACAAGATTCTTCAATTGCTTATCAATCTTCAGAAGAAATTAAAGATTTGATAGACCATATCTTGACACAAAATAATTTAGTGAGAGTAAAAAGATGAACGAACATATTATGAAAGTACCTTTTAACATCGATAAGTTATCTCCAGAAAATCAACTAGTAATAGTTAGATTAGTGAATCATTTAGCAAGCTCTGGAGAAGGATATAGAGAAAATGTAATTGAAAGAATTGAAAAAATTAATAATGAAAACTGTATGACTTTTTTTGAGGATGATGATTTTATTGAAGATAATTATATGAAAATAGAAAAAGGTAGATACGGAGTAGGCAAAACTGCAAAAGAAATTGAAGAAGAATTAGAGTTTGAAGAAGAAGTAGGTAAAAAGTTAAAGAGGATTAAATAGTGGCAAATATTCACGAACATAACGACTCTTGTAAAGCATATATGAGAGAATTAATTAAAAAAGCATTAGATGAAAATAAAGAACCAGATTTAATTAGAAGAGAAGTAATTGCAGAATGTAAAAAAGGTTTTGATGGTGTTGATAATGATACTTTTTACAGATGGTATAAAACTGTTATTAAAGAAGATGACATTAAAAATTGGGAGAAAGATTGTAAGATTGAATTAGATGATAAACTCAATGATAGAAGGGATTTAAAAGAATTAATCTATCAAAGAAATAAAAAAATATATACAGAAAATAAAGATCCAGATGAAGTAAAAAATGCTGAAAGAACATTGCTTACTCACTTTCTAAATAAAATTCAATAATTTACTGGCATTAATTAATTAAGTAAGACCAGTACTTTCCAAAAACGAAAATTCGGTAACGAAAATGAAAAAACAAAAACTTATCATTGATAGAAAAACTTTTCTTGACTGGAAATTTTCAGATTCTGATGATTATGATGATCTAATCTCTATTGTTGAAGAACAACTAGGGGAAAAAGATGTAGCCACTATTAGTTTAGATGATTTAATATCTAATACTGGTTATATTCCATCCCATATTATTGAAAATGAACTTCCTAAGAAATTTATTGATGAATATGGAACTGTTGATGATTATGGAGACTTTGAAGAAATTGAAAGTCATCCAGAACAAGATTGGTATTATGTCGAGTGGACTAATACGGAGGAAAAATAATGGCTGATTATCAATTTACTGTTACACAAACTGGAATCATTTGTGTTGAAGCTGACTCTGAAGAGGAAGCTAGAGAAATATTAGAAAATGACATAGATGGTTTCTATGTCAGAACTGAATATGGCGAACAACCTGCTGATGATAGCTGGGAAGTTGGAGAAATCTATGACATTATCAAGGAGGAAAATTAATGGCTCAACCAAATACAATCCAAAAAATGATAATCAATAGATCACAATATTGTGACTGGAGATTTAATGGTTGTGGCGATGACTGGGATGATTTTATAGATTCCTATGGATTCAGTCCACAATTCCTTATTGATGGTAAAACTATTAACGGTGTATCTTTAGAAGATGTTTTTTGGGGTTGTGGTTATATGTACAATAACCAAATCGAAAATCTTAAAGAACTTGATACACCAGAGAATAGAAAAGAGTTTGGTGATGACTTCTTTGATTATGAATATGTTGAAATCGTACCAACAGAACTAATGAAATTTGAATTAGTTTGGGAGGAAGAAACTAATGCGTAACGATCCAATGAGTAACTACATCAACATAACTGTTATGTATGATGAAATACTTGCATTTAGTGATTTCATGTACAAGATGGAAGAACTAAACTTAGTTCCATCAATTATTGGACTAGCAAGAAAAGAAGGTGTACAGGAAGCTGAAGGTTACGACCCAAATAATTTTAAAACTAAAGAAGATTATAACAAACACTTACAAGAGTTCATTTCTAAAATTAGAAATTTTGACACTTATTTCGAGGAGGAAAACTAATGTCTAAATATTTTAAATTAACTGTATCGTCAATGTCGATGCATAGTTTATTAATCAAAACACCAGATGATATCAATGAAGATGATATTCATCGTAATTTCAGAAAATTTGATGGTGGATCTTTTTCATCTGATGATGGAGATTGGGAGTATTCAGAAACTGAAGAGATAGATAAAGAAGAATTTGAAGATGAAACTTTGAATAAATGTGATTGGGAGGATAGATACCAATGATTGATAACCCATTACCAGATCAAGTTATGGAAGAAAGAGATGCTCTTTATGTAAACGAAAAATATGAAGAGCATTGTTCTGATTGTGCTAAAAACTTAGCACAGGAACATAATTTACATCCAGATTATTATGAACCTTTTATAGAGTTCTATATTCAAGAATGTAGAGAATCAGATAGAGGTTATTTTTTTTCTGATGATAAATATATTATCGATACTTGGTGGGATCATAATAAAGATTTATATGAAACTAAAACACCTTATATAGAGATAAAAAAATGAAAAATTTATTTGATTCTGGAATTTGTGTAGATTGTGGTAAATCTTGCCATCTTGGAAGTGGTAGAGGTTTTAATAGATATGCAGTTTATACAGATGAATATGAAGGATGGAGGTGTGGAGAATGTGCAGAAGAATTAGATAATTTGTTTGAAGAATTAAAAGAAAAATAATTATTTTTTAGTTTTTATAACAAAATCGTGTATAGCTTCACGAATTAAAAAACCTATTGAGAGTCCTGCTCTTGATAGGTCTTTTAAATGCTGATAATCATCAGGATTTACAGATACACTAATTCTTTTTAGAGTTTCTCTTTTTTCTTCAGTAACATTTTCAGACATAATGAATAGCAAACTTATACCATAATACTAGCATAGCGATATTTTACAAGTATGAATGGCAAAAAAAGTATATGAATGTCGTTTAAAGAAAAAGAAAAGAACCAAAAGAAAAAGAAATATAATATAAGTAAATAAATATTATATATATATATATATATATATATTATAAATATATATAAATATAAGAATAAGGAAAAGAATTTTTAAGATATCTGCTTGACATCTAAATAAATATCACTTACTGTCAGTGATGAACACTTTATTATGAATGGAAAAAACTAAAGTTTGCATTTGGTTAGATTCTGATCTTCATGCTTATTTGAATGGAGCTAGAGGAGAAGAATTAACAATACCTCAATATATTCGTTTAATTCTTAAGCAGAAAATGAAATCTGCTAATAAAAGAAAACCAAAATCAGTTGCCTCTGATCCTTTTTCTTATTACATAATCAATCCAGAGGTAATACCTGATGATTTAAAAGAATATGCAGATCTTTTAATTGAATGGTGGCCTATAAGAAAGAAAAAAGGTGCATCGTGTACTACAAGCGTTGCTAACCGCATCTTTAAAACACTTAGGTCATTTCCATCACAAGATAGAAAAGAAGCTCTTGAAAAAGCAATTACAGGTGGCTGGAAGGATATATATCCACTTAAGAAGGGTTACAAACCAGAAGAGCCAAAACATCATCCTGCTCAAAAAGTATTTAGATATTCTGATTCTGATATGCCACCAACGTTAAAAGAGTTAGGTTTAGACAAAGCTATGAATGGAGAAAATTAATGGAAAGAGCATTTGACCAGGTTACTGTAATCAAACTTCTTAAAGATGGTATCAAAAAAGGTTACTGGACTTTAAAAGATTTAGATAAACCATCACAGGGATGGAAAGAAGTTGTTGATACCTGTAACGGACATCCTTTATATCCAAGAGGCTATCAAGGTGTGAAATTTAAAAATCTTGCTAGGGTTGAAGAACCCAAACCTAAACCAAAAGAGGAAAAAGTAGAATTTACTGATCCTAAAGACCTTCCAACTTACGATTTCTAACGATGAAAACCTTCCAACTTTTAAAACCTCTTCCAATCAAAAGAGATGAAAACAGACACCAGTATGTAAATACAGAAACTAAACAATGGTTGTCTTATTCAACTACTCAAGTCTGTAGTGAACTATCTGAAGAAGATAAAGAAAATATCGAGAAGTGGAGATCACAATGGCAGCCCAGAGGAGAAAAATGCCATGAATGTCTAGCTGAACATATGTTAGGCAATGGCAAAATTGATCCTGATGAATATGGTGCATGGGTTGAACCTTTACTTCAACATGAACTGTTCACACATTTTGAACCGATGGCAGTTGAACATATGATGTCGATACCAGATAAATCAGTTGGCGGTCAACTTGATCTACTTGGCTATGACACCAAGACCAAGCAAATTAGATTGATTGATTTAAAAACAAAAAGTAGTTGTGATTATTTCATGCGAAAGAGAAAGAAAGATGGTTTGTTATATATCGAAGATCTAGATATGTATTGGAAAGAACCTTATTCAACTGATAAGCAATTAGGTTGCTACGTTGAAATGTTGAAACTAAACTACGATTTAAGACCAGATGTATGTAATACGATTTGGGCATTTGAAGGCAGATGTATTATGAACATTGATCAACCTACAGAGAGATGTGAAGCTGCATGGCAGGAAGCATGGGAAAAATTTGAAGCAGAGCAGGAATTGTTTTAATGGATTACATTCTTAATGTCTCAGGCCGTGAGTTAAAACTTATTCGTGCATCACTTGTAAATTTTTCAAGATCACTTGCAATATCACACCAAGCAGACTTTAGTGAAACAATAGATGAATTAGATGATTGTTTCTTATCTATAACAGAACAGAAAAGATTGCAATTACAATCTAAAATAAATAAGAAGTGGATTTTTAAAAAGTGAAGTGTCTTTATCGTGAACTTGATCGAAGAAAAAAATATCTAATTACAAAATTACAAAATGAAATTGCAACACTTGAATGGCAATGGTTTCAAAGAGAAATATCTGATAAAGAATATTGCGTAGCATTTGATGATATTCAAAGACGTATTCGAGAATTGCAAGGATGACTAATCCAAACAAAAGAAAAGGAGATAAAGCTGAAAGAGAAGCAGCAGAACTTTTAACAGAAGTTACTGGTTTTGAATGCAAACGAAACTTAGCAGCAGGAATACCAGATGATGTTGGAGATATTTATGGCATACCAAATTGCGTGATACAAGTGGCAGATTACAAAGATAAGTCTAGAGCTTGTTTGGTAAAACCCAGGGAAGTGGAAACACAAAGAAAAAATGCTGGTGTAGACTTCGTTGCAAGCATGGTTAGGTTTAGAGGAGGTCAATGGAGAATGGTCTTGACTCCAGAACAATTCAACACTTTATTACAAGCTGCCTTGCAGTAAACATGATATATGTGTAATATAATTATTAAGTAAACAATTACTCATGGCCACTAAACAGCCTTCGACCTTAGTTGAAGCACTAAACGCTTTCCAGCAAAAGCATCATGCTGCTGGTTTAGATGGAAGCAACCCATTTTATAAAAGCAAATACACAACATTGGCTCAAGCTCTACTTGCTGTTCAACCAGCTACAGAGTTTGGTCTTTGCCACACACAGTTGAATGATTATGTGATCACTCCAGAGGGAGAAGTTATTACGATAGTCATTACAAAATTGATGCACGTTTCTGGTGATGAACCTTTAGTCAGTAAGTTTCCTGTTCCAAAGATTCCAAGTAATGTTAAAAATGCACATCAGGAAGCTGGTTCTGCCCAGACTTATGCTCGTAGATATGGATTACTTTCTGTTTACGGACTTGCTAACGATGATGATGATGGTAATTCACTTACCAAAACTCCACCACCAAAAACAGGTGTAGCGAAAACTCCTACAAAACCTAATCAAAAACTAGAACCCACATCTGTTTTAGAAAAGTTACCTGATCCTATTACTAAAGAAGCAAAGGCAACTATTCTTGAAAAACTACAGGCACTTCATCAAAGTGAGCCACTTAAGATGAAAGACGTAGTCGAATCTTTCAGAAAAAAGTTCAGTATTAAAGATACAAAAATTACTCGACATATTACTACTGCTGAACATGGTGAGTTTTTAGCTCTCGAAATCTCTAAAATAGATGAAAGCTTATGACACCAGATGAAACTGCAAATACTGCAAGAGAACAAGTATTGAATGAGCTTCTTCTCCGCAAACAGCAACGTAAAAAAGATTGGAACAAAAACATCTTTAGTGTCAGAACAAATGACACTCTTGCTTCAAAAATAAAAGATCATTGTAAACAAAACAAAGTTTCTTTTAATTCATTCTTTAACACTCTATTAGCTCAATTTTTTAATTAATTATGCCAGACTTCAACTTCAATCCAGCATTACCTAAACCAATTTCATTTAAAATTCAAGATGGTCAGTATGGTAAGCAATTAGCTTTGTTCATTCCAACAGAATCTATTACACATTTTGTTGATCATATGCAAAACTTAGTAAACACAAAATTATCATCTGGAAAAGTTTATCTTGGAAAAGAAAAAGGGAACATTAACACGGAAGGTGTATACATCAACGCTAAAGTCATGGATGGAGACTACGGCCTTTATGGGCAAATTAATCCCCAAAAAATAGATACAGGAGTAAATGAAGAGTTACCTTTCTAAACCTAAAAATGAATATTTAGTTAAAGATCCCAACCTAAATATTCACTTTAAAATAATAAATGGTGTACGCTACTGGCTTACACCTCCTCCTTTAGGCTATAAAAAATGAAACCAGTTAGAAAATCAGTTGAAAAATTACGCAAACTTAAACAAATAAGACGTAAAAACTTAGAAAAAAATTTCCTGGAAATTCAAATGAAAGGACAGGATCATTATGTCTTTATAAAAGAAAATGGTAAGGCTCAAGTTGTTTATGATGAAGGTCGTTGGGTTACAGAACATATAAGAACTGCAATTCTTAAATACAATTATGAAATTGACAAAATAGATAAATTATTTATCAGAGACTTTACTGATGAAGAACTTAACGAATACGAAAAAACTTTGCGATAGGGTTTCTTGGTTTTCTTTTTCTCATTTCTACTACAACACGATCAGCTTCTAATTCTATAAGTCTATTTAATAAAGAAGCCATAAAAATATCTTGGTCAAATTTTTTTCTGACCATATGTGTACAGTATCTTTTTACATTATCTAGATCATTACTTTTCATAATCTCTCTACATTGCATCTCAATTTCTAGCTCTAATTCTGGAGGTGCTGGTTCTATATCAATGTTGAGAAACTTAGTAATTTTCATTTCATAGGAAAAAGTTGTTTTTCTAACAAATCAACTGCTCTATCATCTAAAGTGTTTGTAGTTTGTTTACAAATTGCACGAAGCAAATCTACAATAAGTCTCTTAACAGCAGTAGTAGTTAAAAACGTTAATAAGATTGGTTTTAGAATCTTATACATAGAAAAAATATGTGTTACTTCCCAAACATAGCTAAAATGCTAGTATTAGACAAGAATCTTAACTTTTATGGCCGAACAGGAGAAAAAAAATCCTCTTCAAAAATTAAAAGAAAACATCACAGATAAAGAAGAGCAATTAGCTTTTATCTCAGTTGTAGTAAGGCTTATTGTTGTTGCTTGGAGTGGATTTATAGTTTCTCTAAACTATATATCAATCCCAGGATATAGTAACGAACCCAAAGATATAACTTTTCCTGCTTCTTTGTTAACTGGTGCATTAGCCAGTTTTGGTTTAGAAGGTGCTAAAAAAAGAGGTGACGGCACATTTAAACCAGAGGACAAACCACTTAACAAAAAAGAAGTGGAAGAGTTATTAGCATCACAGTCAGGAAATTATCAAACAGTTAGAATTGAAACACCAATAAAAATTATTGGAGCAGAAATTGTTGATTCCAAAAAAACAAAACAATGAAAAAGCTACTTCCGTTATTACTTCTAATATCAGCACCTGCTTATGCTGATATAACCTCAAAATTTACATCAAGTGTCAGTGTAAAAGTTGACGCTGCTATGACACAAGCAACACGAATTGGTGCGTCATATAGTGCTTCTGGAAGTAATATCGGAACAAGTGATTCAAACGATCAGATTGGGGGATTAACTGTAAGTAACGGTACAGTTACTTTAAATGCTGGAGATTATTCAATAAATGGATGTGGAGCAACACCATCTAACTGTGCAAGTACATGGTCATTATCAGAGTCATTTACCGCAGCAGATACGATTCCGTCAAACAATGGAACAGAGAATACAACAATAACTGCTGGGACAGTTCCTAACTTTGGTAGTGTAATTTCAACTTCGGCTGGAAGTGGAGATGGTTTTTCTGGATCTATAACATCAGGTCACGGAATTACAGGATTACATGAAGGAGGAGCAGGATCTACTGTTACAGGACAGTTTGTAACGGAGTTAACCATAAGATGATATATGAAAAAGCTCTTATTGTTGCTTTTGTTGTATGCCATACCTGTTAAATCACAGCCTGTTGTCCCTAACTTCACAACGGGTACACTCAGTAGCACCACCAATACAACAACCTCAATCAGTGAGACTATTACTTCTACAGATTATTTTGGTAATTCTTATGAGTACACTGTTACTGGACTGGGAGTCACAACCGATGGATCAGTCGCTCCAAATACAACGAATGTTAATGGGACAGTAAATGGGGAGAGTCAGACATGGACAGGATTAGACTTATCGACAAACAACAAACCAGTATTTACCCTAGCCGATCAAACTTCTGGAAACGCATTTCAATTTACGGAAACTTATCGTGGCCCAGGTGGGGTTTCAAACGTAACAGTAATTCAAAGAAATATAGAGTCAACAAGCGTAGTCACAAGTACATCAGTGTTCTCTCAATAATCCTGCTATCTCCCACGCAGGTTTTAGCTAATGCTGTTTCGCAATCAAATAATGGTTCCGTTACGAATATGGCTGTACAAACTTTGACGGGTAATATGACAACTAATCAATATGGTGGAAATATTGTATGCCAAGGGCCAACCCTTTCTATCAGTCCATTCACCACTTTTGGAGCAAATTATTTAAAACCTTATCGGGATTATTACGAAACACCTTTCTACGATCCAACAGATGCTAATGACGATGGTGTACCAGATAATCCAGGGAATGTGCTTTTCAATCAAAAAAATTATTCTGGAACCAATAAAGATAGTTATGCTTTGAACTTTGGAATATCTGCAACATTTAGTATTCCGTTAGATCGTGGTTTACAGAATCAATGCAAGTCTGCTGCTGATACACAGATTTCTATACAAAAACAAGTGCTAGAAAACAAAAGACTAGATTGGCAAATCGCACGAATCCGTGAATGTGGCAAATTAAAACAGGAAGGTATAATGCTGGCTACGGATAGTCCTTTCTTTAATATCTGTAAAGATGTTTATTTAGTGCCAAAAGCAAATCAAGTTATTCCACATACTCATAAATTAAAGCAGTAGGCAAGCACGGTTAGACTTGCCCACCTAGACGCCCTATCCATTGCCGTGTCGAATAGGGTTTTTTAATTATACACAATAAAAAGTAGATAAGCCCCTTCCAAGTAACCTATCTACTTAAGCCAAGTCTCACGGCTCTTGTTTATTATATCAAATATTTGCATTTTGTAACACAAATAATATAAATTTGACATATAAATAATATATGTTTAATATAAAAAAGTCCGTTAAGGATTTACACTTTCACTCCGTTAAGGAAACTTTTATTATGGCACTTAATAGCTACAAAGTCACAGTTCATGGAACTGCTGGACTTCTCTGTTCAAACGTACAAAACTCTGATCCATTAGGTGAAGGAGCAAAACAAAAAGCATTTTTCTCTAGTAAGAAAAAGAAAAACGATGAAGATCATCTTTGCCTTCGTGCCTTAGATTGGGTTTTTTCTGGATATTGGAAAAAAGAAGGTAAAGTTAAAGTTAACGAAACTAAAAACTCTATCGAATTTGATGGATTTTCAGATCCATATATGCCAGGTGCTAACTTCTTGCGTTGTCTTAGAAACGCCGCTACAAAATGGAAGTTAGGTAAAGACGTTCTTCGTTCTGTTGTTGTTACTAATGATCCATTAATCGAATACGAGGGATCAAAAAATGCTCTGGAAATGTACACAAAAGACCAAAGCTACTTCTCTAATACAGCATTTACATCAAGAGGTGTCTGGGTTCAAAGATTATTATTTCCAGATTGGAAATGTACTTTTGAGCTAATGGTTGACGATGAGATATTAAGTGTATCTCAGCTAAATAGAATCATTGCTATGGCTGGTAAAGCTGAAGGATTAGGTACATGGCGACCTAGATTCGGTAGATTCTCCGCATCTGAACTTGTAGAGGTAGCAGACTAATGATAGATAATCCAAGAATAAGAGGTATCGATTGGCAAGGTCTTCAAAAAGGAGATCTTGTACCCCATCATCAAGTAAAAGAGTTTTTCTATAGCCTTTATCCAGACAAAGAATGGGATGATTTTAGTATGGTTAAAGTTATTGAAAGACTAATGAAATTGCGTGAAGCAATTAATAGACCTTTAATTATTAAAGAGATCTATAAAGATCAATCTTTACGAGTTCTTACTGATAAAGAGAGTGTAGATTATTCTGCACAACAAGCTAATGCTGGTATTAAGAAACATCGTAGGCATACTCGTAGATTGTTTACTCACATTAATAAAGACAATCTAGATCCAGCAAAACAACGTGAGTTGGAAACTAAACAAATTCATCATGCGTTCATAGCTTCTGCTGCTGATGGTGCTAGAAAAGAATCTTTGCAACTGCAAAGAAAAGGAGAAAGATTACCAAAGTCTTTGATCGAAAAGTCAGACTTCAAGAAATCTTCTTAGCGACTCATCTACATTCGGTGTCACGCACGTCATTTTGACTCCATGTGTATCGTATTTATGCATATCAATCGTTATGGGTGTTACGATAAACCCTTCTCAACATCTCTTGTAGGTGCAAGAACCAAAGAGATGAAAATCGCCTCACTTCCCCTCACTTCTTATTAATTTAATTCTGTGTCGCTCTTTGTTGTGCAAATTTGCTCAAGGTAGTTCGGTTTTGTGCCCCTCGAAACGCTTCTTTTTAACTTGACTCTCTTCAAACGTTGTAAGTCTTACGATAAACTTTCCTCAACATCCTTCTGGGTTGATAGCCTTGAAAGATGATAATTCGCCTCACATCTTTTCGGATCAATTTGACTCACACTCTTGCAAAGATTATCAATTTGGTTCACGGCATCTTGGCTCGATTTCGTTCATCTCTTTTCAGCTTAATTCTTACGTTATGAGTGCTACGACAAACTCTTCTTAACATCTTTGATACTTAATAGGTTGACAAGGTGATTAATCCCGCTCTTTTTGACTCTTTTCGACTTATTTTCAAGCTATGTTGCTCTATGTCATTTTTGGCAACTCCGCTCCTGTCTCCTTAATTTCGTTCATCTCGATTTCACTCAAGTAACTGCCACTCGTTACATTTCTTTTCGACTTATGTCAATTCAATCGTTGTCAGTTTACGATTAAAACTGTCCTTAACACTTCTATGACTTAATAGGTTTGCGAAGTGATTTCAACCCATAGTTTCTCGTTGTCATTCAACTCAGAGTCATTTCTAGCTTCGCAACTAAAACTCTTTATTACTTCCATGAAGTGCGATGTCATTCACCTCAGGTTGACGCATCCTCACGCACATCAGCACCATTCCCCACAATTTACTTCAATTTGACTCATTTCAAATCAATCGCTTGCCAGTTCCACGATCAAGAACTGGTATCCTTTTTCTTTTTAGTTGTTAATTTTTTAAAGATATTCTTAATAGCTGGTTTGATTATATTGAGAATAAGAGGGCTACTCGCAGCCACAAGACCGATAACAGCAGTAGATACAATAGTGCTCGGTTCTGGGATGTATTGATCCACAAAAGGAACGTCTTCATATAGAGTGATGCACTCAATCCCATCATCACCTCTTTCATGCCCAATGACACGCTCTAATCTTTTTTCGTTACGAAAATCTCCAACTCGCTGATCTTTGTTACCTGGACAGGGTTCTATTTTTATAGATTCCTTTTCTTTGGGAATATCGGGAATATCAGGTGTTTGAGATTCTGGAACATTGGGTGTACTAATTGGTTTTTCTTCTTTTTGCTCTACAATTTCAATTTTTTTCCTGTCATAATTTATTGGTACGAAAGAAGGAATTTTACCTTCGGGACAGCTATAAAACGCTCCATTTACATCATCTTCAATAATCTGTGTATTTTTTACACTTGCATCTCGATGAGTTTTAACGCATCCTGGCAAATCTATATTCGGTAGCGGTACACTTAAAAAAGGTAGAGGAGTAGAAATATAACTATTAATTGTCGGAATCTCTGGAATTATAATCTCAGGGATTTCAGTCATAGGCATCTCTTCTTCGGTAGACCTCTACATATGAGTCACATTTAGGACAGCTAAGATTTGTAACCATTGAATACTCTTGATATAGTACGGGTTGAAAATCTTCTTCAATATCTGCGTCTCCACCCCAGATCAATTCAGTTTTACAGTGCCAGCAGTTCATTTTTTAGGAATTGGAATAGAAGGACCAGATATATCAGGCATGGTGTTATCTAGTATTTTGGGCATCATGCCTTGAACATTACCAAGAATTTCATTCATAACTCTTGATTTAAACTGTTCTGAAGTTACATACTTGTAACCAAAATACGCTCCACCACTCATGGAGGCTACCATAAGAAAAGAAACAATGCTCAAAACATTTGCTATTTTTTGAAACATGATTAAAGAATCTATAACTAAAGCACTAGCTTTTACAAGTGTGCTTGTGTTACTGCTTATTGTAGCTCTCTCTCCTTTATACGTCACTATGGGCATAATGACTAGACAAATGCAAGAAAAGCCTAACTAGATTTTTGTGCGTCAGAAGGTTTTAACTGTTCTTCTTGAGCTTTTGTAGATAATAATTGTGCCTGTGCATCTTTCACACCAATAATCGCACCTTGATACCTATGCTCGTTTTGGCACTCTAATTCATAAGACCTTTTTGCCTGTGCTTTACGATTTTGAATAGCAATAAGCTCTTGTTCGTATCTTTTTAAAAGATCATCTAATGGATTTGTCATGCTCCTACTTCCATTACTGTTATGTGACTTGGCTGTCTACCAACATAGGCATCATTACTGCTATAAGAACCACGATTTATATAATAAGTACTTCCCGAAGTTCTAGCGTGAAGTTGTAATTTATATGTTGTTGCACTTGTTGTACTTGGTGAATCTAAAAATTGTCCGTTTAAATCTGTAGACCTAGCACCACCAACACCATCATTCCCAGTAATTAAATGATTAGAACATCTTATTTGATTAGTTTGTCCAGAATCTTGATCTCCAATATAAATATCTGAAGAACCTCTCATTAAATGGATCATTACTCTGTAAGCTCCATTTGGGCCGTGTGCATTAACACGATAGTCGACTAAAATTTTATTAGATGCAGATGAAGGAGTTATATCTATAGTTAAACCTGTTATATCAATTCTTTGATTAGTAGAACTAGCTGCCAAACTAAAAGTATCAGTTTTAACTACCTGTTTTACTTGTAAAATTTTACCTGCACCACCATTGGGAAAGGAGCATTTACCAGCCGAATCTAAAGTAATAGCATCACTAGACGCTCCAGTGTGCCTAATACTATTAACAATTAACCTACTGGTCATGGCTTGGGATTAGCGTCTTTAACTGCCTTAATGTGTGTAGCCCAGGTTCCTGTTGTATCTAATTTGCCAGCAACCATATCCTTATACAACATATCTAACTGATCTCCTAAAGAAGCATAGACAGTAGAACCATCAGTTGTTCTATCGGTCTTATATTTTACAAGAGCAGCAGCATCATCAAGAGCTTTTCTTGCAGCAGCTATTTTTGTATCGCTAAGTGTTACTTTTGATCCGTCAGCAGCAAACGCTCCAGCAGAATCGTCTATAGAAACAACAGGTTTTGTTGCCGTTTTGTAAGCCTCATAAATAGCTTCGTGGTCTAACGCCATAATTAAAAAATCCTTTTTACTAAATTATATAGGA